GGATTATCGTCCCTGCCCCTTTTTTTGAGCGCGCCCCCAAATTGCAAAATGACACTTTGAATTGACACTTGCCAAGATTGATGGCCGAAAGCATCTCTACCCCCCTCGCTCAAGCTGTGCCTTCGGAATTCGCAGCCGCGCGATGCGCGGCACTCATGCGGCGCTACGCTCTCGGCCAAGGTCTGACGGCGGCGCAAAAAAAAGAGCTGGACGGCGTGCTCCCCGTTGGCAAGCCGATGGCGAAACGCGCCACCAGCGAAACCTATCGATTCAAGCTCGCGTACTACGCCAATTTTTTTGAGCTGGCGGGCAAAGATCCTGAGCGAAAATTAAAGCGTTGGATCGCAAAAGGTCGCGAAGTTTCCCCGGCTGACATGCCGCCCTTTGATTCGCCGAGTCTCATGGCTGACTGGTGGAGGCGGCACATGGAATGGCGGGTGCCGCTCTATTTGCTTCGCCACGAGCAGCCTGACGCGGCAGTTGAGCAGCCTGACGCGCCGCCTACAACGCCAGCAGCATCCCCGGTGGCGATGGGTGCCCCGACGGGGGATCCCGTCGTGCTCGATATGAGCATGGATATTGCGACAGACATGGGCTTGCAGCAAATCCGCGCGCTTGTTGTCGCCACATTCCAGCAGCTTCAGCGCTGCATGGCTAGCGGGCATCTGGCCCAAGCGAACAATTTTCGGCGCGAATGGCAAAGCCTCGTCGGCACCTTGCGCCAGTGGGAAAAGGACATCGTAAAAATCCAAGAAGGAAAAGGCGAAGTCATGCGCACTCGCGTCATCAATACAGAGCTGGTGCGGATATTCGGAGTCATGCGGCAAAGCTTCACGAATGAGCTGCTTGATCTCGCTGAACAACTCTCGCCGGAAATGCCGCCGCCTGAACGGCGCGAGATAGTCTTGCGCCGTCGTGACAAATGCTTCGTGCATCTCAAATCGACGCGCTTTGTATCTAGCTATCAACCGCCCAATGATTGACCTGTTTTCCGTCGCGCAAGCCAAGCAGTTTATCGGCTCGCCGGAGAGTGATTTCTTGCTCGAGCTAGTCGCCTCTGTGATGCAGACCCAACCTACAGAACCGGTGTGGAAATGGGCGGAGCGGCATGTGTGGCTAGATGAAAAAATGAGCGCAAAGCCCGGCCAGTATGATTCGAGTTTTACGCCCTGGACGCGCGAATGGCAAGAGCTGCCCCTTCGCCCGGAAGTGCGCGAAGGTGTGTTTATGAAATCCTCTCGTACCGGCGTGTCCGAGGCAGCGCTAAACATACTTCGCTGGATGCCTGACAATTGGCCTGGTAATGCGTTGTACTCGATCAACTCAGACAAGAAAGCGCGTGAAGTGGGCGAGCGGCGCATTTTGCCATCAGTGCAAAAAATCGCCGGTGCGCAAATGACCGACGATGAAAACGACGCCACCCTTTCGCGCATCTCGCTAAAAAACATGGACATCATGATTTCCGGCTCTGGCTCCGACGGGCCGTTCATGGAAATCTGGTATCGATTGATCATCCTTGACGAGCTAGAAAAACACATTGTTTCGCAGGGTACCACCACGTACGACCGCGCCAAATCTCGCCAGACCGATGTCAACGATGGTCTGCTGCTCGCGTTATCCAAGCCCGAAGATGCGGGCGGCGTCATCGATCTCAAATACATCAACGGCACGCAAAAAAAGTTCCTTGTGCCGTGTCCCCGGTGTGATCGGCGCATCGAATTCCTGACAAAATTTCTCGTCGCAAATCATTGCAAAGAAGACGCAGGCTGGAACCTCCAGCGCGTGGTGGCGGAGACGTACTATCAATGCCAACTTTGCCAGCGGCCTATTCACGAACACGAAAAACGCGCAATGGTCAACGCTGGCGTTTGGGTGCCAACGCCGGAAGGACAGCGCCGACGTCCACCGAATGGAAACTATGTGCCACCCGAGCCAGGCGTCGAGTCATATCAGATTTCAGACCTCTACTCGCTCTTTGAGCGCGTCAACTGGGGCAACTTGATGAAAATGTGGCTCCAGTCGAATGTCATCAATCCGACCGAAGAAGCGAAAAAATACTTTCGGATGAACCACGAAGGTATGCCCTGGGAAAATGAAACCTATAGCATCACGAAAGAAACGGTGCAGGCATTGCAGGCCGGGCGTGTTGAGGAGCAGGTAATCAAGGCCGCCGACGGCACCGAAAGCCGAGTGCGGGTGCAGCTTGGCGATTCCTTCCGGCTTGCCTATCGCCATGGCAAGTTCAGCTCACCGCTGCCGTTTCGTCCGGCGATGCTGTTCGTCACTATCGACAAACAGTGGGACCATCTAAAATACATGGTGTGCGCATGGAACTCAGATGCAGAAAACTTCCTCGTCGATCTCGGCCGTCTGAGTGACGAAGATCAGCTCAATGATTTGCGCACGCGACCTTATTACGTCGCCGGTAGATCGCAGCCGGAGTACATCTTCTCCGGCCTGCTGGATTCGGGGCATCGTCGCGATGAAGTCTATCGCGCCTGCATCAAACATCAGACCACCGCCTGCGCAATCCACCCTGCCGGCTGGCAGCTCCACCCGTGTCGTGGGGAGGGCAAACATGAGGAGTACCGTGGACGGCTCTCTCGTCTAATGACAGATTACATCGATGGGCAAGAAATTGCGGTGCGCATGTTTTTCGATCACGGCCTAAAAAACGAAATATACATCGGCCAGATGCAAAAGCGCAAAGCGCCGCGCCTTTGGTTGCCGCTCGATTATCCGGCAGAGCTGGAAAACGAACTCACCGCCGAAATTTACGACAAGTCCGCGAATAAATGGGTGCATGAAAAAATCAAACGCGGACCGAATGACTGGGGCGATTGCCTGAAGTATCAATACGGCGGCCTGCAGGAGTTCCGCGAAGAGCTCAAGTCGCTGCCGTTGCCAGATTGACATCCCTGCTCTCGCACGCGCCACCGCATCGCCCTTGATGATCACCGACATCCAACGCCACCAGCTCGCCATCCTCGACCGCGCTAAGGTCATGTGCGAGGCCGAGGGCATCGTTGCAAAAATCGTCGGCTACGGCACGCTGCTATTGGTCCTGCCCGTTTATGGCGACGCTGGTGCCGAGCAGCTCATGCTCGATGCCACCGCGCCTGCCGCTCCAATCCCCGCGACGACCTAGAGCGCACTTTGACACGCGTCGCGCCTTGTGGCTGCCAGCGTCTTAAATTCCGAACTACTCATCGCGGGAATCTTGCGGCGCGCCCGCGCCTTGCCGGATCCCGCTGCCTATCTTGGCGGGCTGCATGATGCCGCCTATACCGCCGTGATGGCGGGTGATGAGTACGTTACTAATATTAGCGCGGACGGCGGTTCGAGCACTGCGGATCGCAGCATGCCCGCCACCGTGCTCCTGCAGCTCTACGAGGCCGCCTTGCAGAGCTATGAGGCCACCGCCGCTGCCGGCGCTCGCGTCGGCGATGGCTCCGTTCGGCACGGCGATTTCAGTCAAACTCCCAGCATTCTCGGATGAGTTCACGCCACAAAAAAAACCGCAAACATGCCGCGTCGATGATTGGCGTGGATTCGTCCACGCCCTTCATGCCGACTCCATCCGCCGCATGGGGCTCGTTTCAGGGAGCGGACACCACTTCGCGCGATCGCGGCTATATCTATGTGCCGACGCTGGACACGCTGAAAGAGGTTGATGCCTATTCGCGCACAGAGCTGCTTCGCCGCGCCAGATATATTTACAATTCGGGCGGCGGCTTGATCCATCGCGGCGTCGATGGCGTCGCCCGCATGATCTGCGGCACCGGTCTTTTTCCGTATCCGCTCGGAAAAAACAAAGCGCGAAATCAGCGCCTGCGGCAGCTCTGGAATGCGCGCGCCGAAGCCGCAGGCACCTTCGATCTCTCGCGAAAATTCACCTGCGGCATGGCGCAGCAGGCCATCGTGCGCGGGAAGATTAAAGACGGCGATGTCGCCCCAGTGCTCGCCCGGAACGAAGCCGGCCGCCTGCGCGTCATGTTTTACGAGTCGCATCAGATCGGGCAAAGCACTACCCGGGTAGTGATTGGAGAGCGCTGGCATGACGGGGTGCAGCTCGATCAGCACAATGGCCCGCTTGCCTATCGCCTGCTTAGCACTGACGCTGCCACCGGGCGCGAAACCAGCGTCGATGTGCCTGCGCAAAACGTCCTATTTTGCGCGAACTACGAGCGCTTCGGGCAGGTGCGTGGACTTACCCGCTTCTATCCCGTTTTGAACAAGGTGCTGGATCGCGGCGAGATCATGCATGCCATTACGAAGGGCATCAAAATGCGCGAACAGATCGCCTATGCCCTGGAGCAGCAGCAGCAGCCGCTCCCCGGTGCCGTGCAGGCCGGCGCGCGCGGCGTGCTGTCGCCGCGCCCCACCACGGAAATCGAAGTTGCCACGGGCAAGTTTGTGACCATGGAGCAATTTTTCGGCAGCGGCCAAACGCAGGACCTCAAGCCCGGGCAGTCGTTCAAAGTCATCGAGAGCGCGCACCCCGACGCCAATGTACAATCGCATCTCGAAAATCTCGTGCGTGATGTCGCCTGGGCGCTCAAGTTTTCGCCGGAACTGCTGTGGAATATCACGCAGCTCGGCGGTGCCAATACGCGATTCATTATGGCCGACGCGCAGTCCCAGATTGAGGTCGAGCAGCAGGAGCTCGTCGAGCAGTTCCTCGGCCCCTATTTTCTTGCGTGGCAGCGCGATATGATCGAGGCAGGCGAGATCGAAGACGCGCCTGATTGGGAGCTGCACACCTGGCTGCTGCCCAAGCGCCTCACTGTAGATTTTGGTCGCGATGGCCGCCTGCACATTGAGCAGGCGAAGCGCGGCATGATCACGCTGAAAAGCCTCTACGGCTTCGTCGGTGACGACTGGCAGATTGAGATCGATCAATACCTCGACGAGCGCCAATACATCAAGGAAGGTCTCGCCGCGCGCGGCCTCACTTATGCCGAAGCCTATCCCGAAATCGGCACCGGTACCACTGCCAGCCAGGAGCAGGCAGATGCCGCTGCTGAAAGCTCCACGACTCCCCAACAAATCGCCGAAATGCATGAGTCCATCATGCGCGCCGCCGATCACCGCCCCCACCGCTCATGAATGAGACCATTAATTTTCATCACGTCGCCCGCGCCTTTTATTTCGAGCCGCTGGCGCTTGAGCAGAGCGCCATGCTTGCCTGCCACATGTATCTCTGGCCGCGCATCACAGGCCAGGTGCAGGACTCCTCGCCATTGACCGCCAGCGCCGCCGAAGGTCCCACCAGCCCCCAGCATAATAAGGGCAATGGCGGATCGGCGCACATGCGCAAACAGATCGCCATGCCTGCCATGCAGTACAATGGGTCGTATGGCGTTTCTACCATTGTAGACCCTAGCTATTATTGGACCATTGATGGCAAGCCTGGCATCGCCGTCATCCCGCTCAATGGCATGATCAGCAAAGGCGCATCCCCCTTCGCCGAGGCGTGCATGGGCGCGTTAAATCCAGACCGCATTTCGCACGCGCTCAATCAAGCCCTCGCCGCGAAAGACATCAAAACCATCGTGCTCGACATCGGCTCTCCCGGTGGTCGCACCACCGCCACACCCGAACTCGCCGCCCTGGTGAAGCAGGCCACGCAGACGCGCGGAAAAACGGTCTATGCGTTCACGGACACTCACATTGCATCCGCTGCCGAGTGGATCGCCAGCCAGTGCGATGAGGTTATCATGACCGGCTCCGCTTCGCTTGGCAGCATCGGTACTTATTTAGCTTTCTTGAATCCAAAAGTCGCCATGCAGATGCAAGGCTACGCGCTTGAGTTGTTCAGCCAGGGCACGCACAAGGCGCTTGGCATGCCCGGTCGCGATCTCACTCAGGCAGATCGCGAATACCTCCAAGGCACCGTGGACAAATGCAATGCTGAGTTCATCGCCGCCGTCAAATCCGGCCGCCCCAAAGCCAGCGAGGAATCCTTGCGCGATGCAAAAATGTACGCCGCCGACGACGCCATCCGCCACGGCCTCGCCGACGGCATCGTCTCCTCTTGGGATGAATTCGTCAGCCTCCTCTAGCCGTTTGTAGTTCCGGCTTCAGCCGGTCCAGTTTCCGCGTTCGTAGTCCCGCCTTCAGGCGGTCCGCCTCCCCGTTCGTTTGACACTCATCCCCCATAGCCGCAGTCACCTCTCACCTCCCCTCTCATGCTCAAACCTCGCCACGCCCTCTTCCTCCTCGCCACCGCCGGCGAGCACTCCACCCCCGGCGGTGGTGACACCCCCAGCGTCGATGCCGCCGCCGCCATCGCCGCTATTGAAGACAAGACCCTGCCCATGTCGCAGCGGCTCGGTGTCGCGCTCAAGGCATTGCAGGGCATCGCGCCAGCGGCACAATTCACCGCCGTCCAGGCCGATCTCGCCACCGCTCAGACCGCCCTCGTCACGCGCACGGCCGAGCTCGCCACCGCGCAGGCCAGTCTCACCGCGTTGCAGACCGATTTCACCGCGCTGGAAGGCGAAAAAACCACGCTCGCCAAGGAGCACGCGACGCTTTGCGCGCAAGAGCGTGATGTCGAAAAACGCGCCGCTGCAAAGAGCGCGGAGCACATCGCCGCTCTCGGTTTTCCCGCTGGCAAATTGCCCGCCTCCAGTGCCGACTTGCCCGCCGAGATTCCCGCCAACCGCGCCGAGTTGGAGGCCGCCATGGGCAAGCTCCAAACCGCCGACGAGCGCCGCGCCCTGCTCAAGAAATTCAACAACCGCGCCGCTTAAAACTAAGCCGCGTTTTTGACATTCAGCCTCTCCCGAATCCGCATCCTCACCTCCTCTTATTATGGGCAACACTATCGACTCCAATCTGCAGCTCACCGAAGTCCTCGACTCTGCGATGCAGGCCATCAAGCGCAGGCTGCTGCCGCTCCTGGCTTTCAGCACGGTTTACCGTAACGTCCAGCTTAAGGGCGACGACAAAATGGCCGTCCCATTTTATCCGCTTTCCACCAGCGACAGCGTGACGCGCACCACCACCGGTTCGCGCATCGCGCTGGCTACCGCCACTGCCACAGAGTCGCGCACGATTGAAAATTTCACCAACAAGGTGCAGGCGCTAAGTTTCACCGCCCATGAGCGCGCCCGACAGCCGATGTTTAACCCCGTAAAACACGGTGAAATGAAAGGCCGCAAACTCGCCGAAGACATCCTTGCGGACATCTTCAGTATCGTCCAATCCAAGACCTTCACCGGCACCACGATTGCCGCCACTACCGCTGCCAATTTCGACGAAAACGACGTCGCCGATTTGCGCACCCTGTGCGTCGATAGCTACTGGCCCGAAGGCGAGCGCTCCCTCATTCTCAATCCGAGTTACGCTGGGAATTTGTTGAAGCAGGCTCAAATCATTGATGCCGCCAAGCGCGCCGATGGCGGGTCAAATTTCTCCGATGGCGTCCTCTCCCGCATCCTCGGCTTTGCTGTGTACGAGTCCGCTGGCGTGCCTACAAACAACGTCGCCGCGCTCACCATCACCGGCGGTGTCGCCGCCACCGATGTCATCACCACCAGTGCCGCGCACAGTCTGGCCGTTGGCGATCGCGTCATTTTCCCCACGCTCTCAGGTGGCTCAGGAATCACGGCTGCCAGCACCGCCTACTTCGTCGAGAGCGTGCCGAGCACCACGACGTTCACCGTCTCCGCCACCCTCGGCGGTGGCGTGCAGGACTTCACCACCACCATCACCGCCGGCACGGTGCGCGAGTATGAAAACATCGCCGGTTTCGCGGTCATGCCATCCGCCATCCTTATCGGTTTCGCTCCGGTGCCACCTACCCCCGCTATCCGTGGCGATCTGTTCGACTACCAGGAGCTCCTCGATGACTCAGGTCTCGTGCTGCAATACTATCACGGTGCCGATGCCAACACTGATCAAGAGTATCAGACCGTCGAATGCCACTACGGCTTCGGCCTTGGCGATGCCGCGCAGCTCAAGCTCATCACCACCCCGATCTAAGCCCCCATGAAGCTCGCCCTCCTCATCGCCCTGTCCGCCGACAAGCGGCAGGGCACGCCCCTCGGCGACGCCATGCCCTACGATCAGGCGCTCAACGAGTTCAAGCGCGCCACCACCCTCGGCTTCGCGCCCGCGCCAGATCGGCCCGTGCTCGAATTGTGGGCTGGCAACTCCCCCGCCAAGTCACATCGTTTCAAAGCGCCCGCTCCGAAGGCCAAGCCCGCGAAAAAAGCCCCGGACGCCGTTGCCGCAGACGCCGCACTGCTCTCGTAAAAATCTCCGGTCGCGCAGACCGGCTTTCATGCAAGCTCGCCGTGGTCTTTTGGTTGGGGACCACGGCGTCCTTGTGTTGTCAGATTGACAACGGCTCTCCCCCATGACCCTCTCCGCCGTCCTCAGCGCCCGCCAGCGGCATCAGACTGGTGTCATGACTACCAGCGGCCTCGCGGGCGGCAAAGAGCAGCTACAGCCCGGCAGCATCAGCATCGGCGGCACCAGCTATGTCGCCGCTGTGCATCTCGGTGAAGTCCAGCACCGCATGGACACCACCACCGGCCTCTGGCGTCGGCTGCAGCCCCTCGTCGCCACCGTGCGCAAGGTCTTACTCGCCACCGCCCCCGCGAAAAAAAGCGTTATCACTTTCGGCACCGTGATCTACCAGATCGACGACGTTGCCGGGCACAATGCCACCGATCTTGTCTGGACGCTCAAAGCCGAGCGCCTACTCCCTGCACCCGCATGAGCCAGCTCGCGCGCATCAAGGGCATGCCGAAGCTGCTCAGTCAGCTCCGCGCCTATCCGCGCTTTGTCAGCGCGCAGGCCACCGTGCTCCTGCACAAGCACGCGCGCGTGCTCATCAGCTCCAGCGGAAAAAACAAGGGCCTCGTGCAGATCGTCCCGCCCGTCAGCATGGACCGCGACATCACTGGCCCCGCTGCCCGAAAGCAGGGCGCGAGCAAAGTTCAAACGGACATCTGGAAAGTCTATGGCACCCCGGGCGATGTGTACAAGCAACTCAAAGCGAAAAATCCGGCTGTCGCCGCAGGCTATTGGGCGGCCGTGCAGCGGCGGGACTGGACTGCCGCGAATGCCCTCGCCCGCCGACTCGGTGTACCGCAGATCGTGGACTTCACTGGCGACGACGGAGCGGAGCACAAACTCCGCAGGCGCAACGGTGTCGTGACTGGTAAGGCCAAGACACTCTTCGTCACGGATGCCCGTTATGTCCGCTCCTATATCAAGCTAAAGCAGGGCAACGTCGGCCTCCTCGCCGCCGCATTAGTAAACAGTTACAGCGGGGCTTTCGGCCCCCTGCGTGGCGTCCCCGCGTGGGTCGCGCGGCACTCCGGCTCCTGGGGTGCGGCGCAGATCGCCGAGACGCAGCAGGGCGCGAGTACCAGCGTGCGCATCAGCCTTGAGGCCGGTGCATTGAATAGTCACCTCCAGCGCTTTTTCACGCTCGCGGATATGCACCGCCAGCGTGCCATGGCGCGCGAGGCACCCATCGCCATCCGCGCCGCTGCCAAGGCCGCTGGCATCCTCCACTGACACCTCAGCTCATGCGTGATCTCATTTTCACCAACCTCATCCACAGCTACCTCGACACCGCCGCATCTCGTGCCGTCGGCATCCCCGCCGCCGCCGTTTGCGCGCTCCTCAAAATGGACGCAGACACCGACGACCTCGACCCCCGCATCTGCATCACTGCCGAAGAGCAGGGCACCAATCGTTCTCGCCAGCTCACCGTCACCATCAGCGCGCGCGGCACCGTCGCCCGCGCCACCACCGATCCCTGGCTGGACGCCATCGCCCTCCGCCTGGCCGATCACCACCAGCTCGCCCTCCACCTCGCCGCGCAAAACTACAGCACCCGCCTCGGCTATCAAATCGAGCATGTCACCCCCCCCGCCGCCGTCCGCGTCCAGCGCACCGAAACCGGCCCCATCGAATCCGCCGTCGCCATCACCTTCCACCTCACCGTCTGACCCCGTTCGTAGTTCGGGCTTCAGCCGGTCCGGTCAGCCCCGTCCAACCCCATGCCCTCCGCCCCCGGTTATCTCTCCCCGTGTGGCCGTGTGAAGCTGTACCTCGGGGATTGCCGGGACATCGCTCCAGTGCTTGACTTGAAAGCGTGCGACCTATTCCTTGCTGATCCGCCTTACGGCATGGGTAAGTCCGGCATCATGCACGACGACCTCACGGGTGTGAAGTTGGACGCCTTTATTATGGAGTGTTGGCAAGCGTGCCGCCCCGCGCTCAAAGACAACGCCAGCGCCTACGTCTGGGGCAACGCGGAGGACTTGTGGCGGCTCTGGTATCGCGGCGGTTTGAGCGATTCGGAGCGGCTGACGTTTCGGAATGAGATCGTGTGGGCAAAGGGCCACGGGCAAGGGATGGAGTCTGATCAGCACAGGATGTTTCCAACAGCCTCGGAGCGGTGCCTGTTCTTCATGCTTGGCGAACAGGGCTTTAACAGCAACGCTGACAACTATTGGGAAGGGTGGGATTCAGTCGTAAACTACTTGCGAGCCGAAAAAGAAAAAACAGGATGGGATATTGCGACATTCAAGCGCCTTGCTGGACACTCAGAAACCAGCGGGTGCCATTGGTTTGAAAAATCACAATGGAGCTTTCCAACGAAGGCGGTTTATGAATCATGGCAGATAGCAGCACGGGAGCATGACGCCTTCAAGCGGGAGCATGACGACCTCAAGCGGGAGCATGACGACCTCAAGCGGGAGCATGACGACCTCAAGCGGGAGTTCTACGCGACCCGCGCCTATTTCGACAACACGCACCAACCCATGACGGACGTGTGGAATTACGGGCGAGTGACCGGCGAAGAACGTCACCACCACGAATCGCCAAAGCCGGTGGCGATGATGGCCCGCGCCGTCAAGTCGAGCTGCCCAGAAGGCGGCATAGTTCTTGATCCGTTTATGGGAACCGCCCCAACGGCCATCGCCTGCCTGCGCACAGGCCGCAAATTCATCGGCATCGAAAAAGACCCAATGCACTTCGCGACCGCCTTGGCGCGCATCAAGCGCGAGCTCTCACAAGGCGATCTCTTTCTAGCTCCCCCGTTCGTAGTCCCGGCTTCAGCCGGTCCGGTCAGCCCCATGCCCCACGCCCCATGCCCCCCGCCCTCATTTGACACGCCCCCTCCATCGTCACACCGCCTCACCCATGAAACACCTCCTCCTCCTCTCGCTCCTCCTCTGGCTCCCTGTCCTGCCCGCCCTCGCCGCTGATCTCACCGTCACGCCAGCGAATTTCCTCCCCGGTGCTGGCGCAAAATTCCACACCGGCATTGCCGGTGCCACGATCACCGCCGGCCAGCTCATCGCGATCTCCGCCAGCACGGGAAAATTCGTCCTCGCCGATGCCAATGACGCCGCGCTCAGCCAAGTCATCGGCATCAGTGCGCACGCCGCGCTGAACACGCAGCCTCTCGCCGTCGTGTGGTATGCCGATGACCTCACCCCTGGTGCCACGCTCGTCATGAGCACCATGGTCTATGTCTGCTCCGCCACTCCCGGCGGCATCGCCCCCGCCGCCGATCTCTCCGCTGGCGGGCTCTATCCGAACGTCCTCATGATCGCCATCTCAACGACGAAATGCGTCTTCCGCGCCCCCGGCCTGCTCGGTTCGGCGCTCTCGGTCGCGCCTTAATTTTTCGCCGCAATCCTCACCTCTCACTCTCACTCCCATGCCTGACACCCCCGATCCATTTGTTGAGCCAATCATCGAGCACGGCGTCAAGGTCTCCGACCTCGCAGATGAGGACGGCGCGCTCATTCTCAGCCTCGACCTCTCTCCGATGCGTGATGCCGTCATGCAAAAAGGCGCCTCCCGCGCGACCGAATACGTCCGCTACGAGGATCCCCGCATCGAGTGTGAAATGACCTTGCGCCCGCGCCGAAACGCGCTTGGCCTCACCTACGGCCTCGGCAATGCCCACCCCGGCAGTGCCGTCACCGATCTCGTCAATCTGCCCGTCAACAGCGACCTCCACGGCTTCCGCATCAGCGAGTCCGCCACCATCTGCCTCGGCAACCCCAAGCGGACCAGCGGCGACGACGGGATGCAGATCACTCAGCCCTTCGTTTACTACCCGTTCGTGCGTTCCGCCATCTCCCTGGCCGCCTAAAAGTTACCCAACAAAATAGGCCCGCGCTGGACGGGCACCAGCCGCAAGGCTAGCTCGCGCGCGAGCATCCAGCACCCCCTTCCATCCATCTCTATGTCCCCGTGTCGTGTTGCACGTTCCGCGTCGCATGCCTGCCTCTCCCCTGGCAGCGCATGCGGCGTTTTTTTTCGTCTCCCCCGTATTGTAGTCCCGGCTTCAGCCGGTCCGACTCTCCCCGCCTAACACCATGAGCTGGACCACCAACAATCACAAAATTGCCGCCACGTTCTCCGGTTTAGGCTTCCGCGTCACCATCAACGAAACCGAAATCGTCGAGCTTGATAACTGGAAAAACCTTCGCTTCGAGGTCAGCGATAAATCGCTGCTGCATCCGCAGCTACCCTCGCGCGACGATCTCTATCGCGGCTGGAAAGAAGGCACGCTTAACAAGCTGGATCCCGATCATCCCTTCCTCTGCGGCTTCGCCGCCTGCCACAATTTCGAGCAGATCATGCACATGCAGGCCACTGCCACCAGCTACCGCCTGCAGCGCGCAGCAGGCTCGCCGCTCTATCGCTACGAGGTCGGCATCGAAGACTCGCGCTTGCAGCTCGCCCCCGCGCTACATGCCACCGTGGATCTCCCGCTCGCCGCCGCCGTCGCCGTCGCTGGTTTGCCCGTCATCAACATCGACGGCAACCCCGGCCGCCGCCGCTATTTATTCCCCGACATGACGCTCGAATATCTGGACAACCCCACTGCCGCCGCCCTGCTTCCTGTCGCGCAATTCTTCCCCCGCATCTACCCGCGCAAACCAAACTTGCAGCTCGGCCTCACCCATCCGCAGCACCCCGTCGTGCAGGGCTACAACGCCGCGTACCACTACGCATCCATCCTCGGCCAGCTCAAACAAATCAACAAGCGCCTGCTCATCAAAGATCCTTTCAGCAACCGCCGCGCCCTCATCCCCGAAAACCCCAGCGCAAAACTAGAAAACGAAGTCCGCGACCACTTCCGCATCCCCTGATCCCCGTATTGTAGTCCCGGCTTCAGCCGGTCCGGTTCCCTCTTTTTGTGACCACCAACCAATGCCGAAAATGATCGAAATTTTACACAACTTCTTCGCCGGAATCACATTCGCGTTGGGCGTAACAGTCGGTGCAGTCCTCTGCCGCATCGCCAGCAAGGAAGGCCGCACCGAAATGGTGGATACTGTGAAATCCAGCCATGAGCGAATCGAAGAACGGCTACGCATGAGCTTGAAATGCCATGAGCGGATAGCCGGTGCAATGGAGGCCATAGCGCAAAAATCTGCTGGGAAGAACGCCGCTACCTGCGACGACCAACTTTAATTCCATGTCCGCCAAACACTCCGCCCCGCCTTCTTCGTTCGTAGTTCCGGCTTCAGCCGGTCCGGCCTCCGCGTTCGTAGTTCCGGCTTCAGCCGGTCCGCTTCCCCTCACACTCCCATCTGGTTCTGCCTTCTGGTTGCTCTTCGAGCATATGAGCCAGGCGCATGGATTAACGCTGCTCGACTCCGAGCTCGCCGATGTCTGCGCCATCGTCGATAAGATGCGCTCGGAATGGGAGGCTAACGCGCTGCACAACCAACTCCCCGCCGCGCCCCTTTAATTCCACCCTCCTCATGCTCACCTGGCACGACAACCACGCCACCATCATCCGCCTCACGGATGCCACCGAGCGCACCTGCGAGCTCGGTCATTTCGCCGGGCGCGGTCTGTGCTTTTTGAACATCCCCCGCTGTGATCATTCTGAGTTGCGCATCGACCCCCGCCTCGCCCGCGAACTCGCCACCATCCTCTCCCACTTCGCCGACTTCCGACAACTCCCCCATCGCCCCACCGCCCCCGACTACAGCATCTGAGTTCGTAGTCCCGGCTTTAGCCGGTCCGCCTCCCCGTATTGTAGTCCCGGCTTTAGCCGGTCCGGTTCCCCTCACCCACACACCCCCACCCCACTATGTCACCCACTCTCCTCACTGACGACTCCGCCGATCACCTCGCCGATCACACCGCCGCCCAAGCCCGCACCGCCGCCGTCATCGGCAGCATCACCTGGCATGGCAAACCCCTGCTCTGGACCTCTTCCCGCGCCGCCCTCTACGATTACCTGCGCATTCCCTCGCCCATGCTTTCCGCCGCTGCCATCGCCGCGATCAAGGCCGCGCGCGAGGCCGAAGGCACTCCCGCGCAGGCCGCGCTACAGGACCAGGCCAATGAAATTTACATGGCTGAAACCGGCGGCAGCACCGGCCATGTGCGCAATGCGCAGATCATCCTCTGGCTTGCCGCTCATGTGCCTGGCGACTGGCGCGCGCTCGTCCATGATCGCGGCCGTTTGCTAGAGTCCATCGATGCATGGACTGATGAAAACGTCGGCATCGATGAGCTGCAAAAGCTCGCCGATGTCACCAACGAACTCCTCACCGCTGCCGACGCCACCCGCGCCATCGCCCGCCCCCGCCACGTCAACGCTGACGAATCGGGAAACTAGCCCAGCCTTCGGAGGAGGCATGCTATGTCATCCTCCTCGCGAAGGCTTGTCACGGGCTGTTCGATCACGCTGCCGATGCAGCGGGCCAGCCCATCACGCCCTACGATTACATTCGGGACTACCTGCCACTCGCGCAGGGCCGCGCGCTGCTGCACGCCGCTGCCATCCTCGACGGCCAGGTCATGGTCTGGCCCGATCCCCAGCTCAGTCGGCGCGGCCGCTGGTGGCTCAAAGTCCGGCAACTTTTTCGCCCGCATTGACACCGCCACGCTCTCGCTAGCTCACCCTTCCATCCATCATGCCCGCCGTCGTCGAATTCGGATTTAATGCCGCCCCGGTTTTCGCCGGCGTGTCCCGCATGGATCAGCAGTTGCAGGGGCTGGATGCCAAACAGGCCCGCCGCTCGCAACGCATGGCCGCCGATGGCCGCATGCAGCTCTCGCTACTTGAGGCGCAAATCAGCGGCAACAAAAAAGAAGCCGCCTCCATTCAGCAGCGCATCAGCCTGCTGGAGCGCATGCGCACCGTTCAGCAGCAGACCAATGTTTCGCAGCGCGAAGCATACTCACTCGCTCAGCGCTCGATGCCGCGCGGCGGCGCGATGTCCGGCGGTAGCAAATGGGCCGTCGGGAATGCCGCCATGCAGGCGCAGGACATCGCCGTGCAGATGCAGATGGGCACCAAGGCTAGCACCATCATCGCGCAGCAGGGTTCACAGCTCCTCTCTGTGTTCGGGCCTGCCGGCATGATCGTCGGCGGTCTCGTCGCCGTCGGCGGCCTGTTCTACGGCATGCAGCAAAAAGGCGTCGAAGCTCTCCAGGCGCTGCAAAAAGAAGCGGGTGGTTTCGATCAATCCCTTCGCGTTTTGAAAGTGGGCGGCATCATGGAGATGATCAGTGGCATGGAAAAAATGCAAGAGCGCGCCGATGAACTCAAGCTCGACGCCAGCAGCCGCACCGGCAGCGGTATGTTCGAAGGTGCCGCCCGCGCGCTGTCGTGGACCACGTTTGATGAGACTGGCAAAGGCACTAAAAATTACGATCTCCGCCGCGACGCCTCCGCCGAGCTCGCCGCGAAACATGAGCAGGGCCGCAAGGACTTGATGGAGCAAATCGTCAAGACTGCCGAGGAAGAACTCAGCATCGCGCAAGCCCGCGCCGCTGGCCGCGATGCCGAGGCCGATCAGCTCACTCGCCAGGTCGCAATGCGTCGCGAGCTGGCAAAATTCGACACCGCCCCGACCGAGATCAAAGGCAAAATGCAGGACAACGTGCGCGCAAAATTCGCCGCTGAACAGCAGTTGGCAGATGCCACTGCCGCCAAAGAAAAGCAGGGGCAGATGGACAAGATCGCCGCTGCGCAAACGCAGCTCGATGAACAGAAAAAAGATGCCGCGCTTGATCAAATGACGCTGGCCCAGCGCATCGCGATCATGAGCGCCGATGCGCAAAAAGCGCTCGCCGAAGAGAACCAACTTAAAGGCGCGGCGAAGCTCGACACATTGGCAATCATCGATGCCGAATCACGGCGCGTCTCCATCCAGTCGCAGCTCCTCAATTCTCAGCGGCATCTCTCGACGGAAAAAGAACGCGAAGCAGATGCCACCCGCCGCGCTGCTGAACAAGCCGAGGCGGCGGCCAAACAGGCCGCCACGGCCGCTGCAGCAGCCGCCACTGCACGGCGGGGCAGCGTGATGGACACCGCGCTCGAGTTCAAGCTGCTGCAGGCCAAAGCATCCGGTCGCATGCGCGAAGTCGAAGAGATCGAAAAGCAGCAGCGCATCCTGGAGCGTGCGCAGCGGCTGGAGCAGCAAAACGGCCTCAGCAAGCGCGATGCGCTCAGCCTCGCAATGAAAATGAGCGACCTCGAAGATCGCGCGAATGGTAAGCGCGGCAAAATCCGCCGCGTGATCAAAGACGATCTGGATCCGCAGAATCGCCTCGGCCTCGGCGGCCCCAGCGGTCCCCTGTCTGCGCCCAGCCGCTCGCTCGCCAGCGGTGGCCCCATGAGCAAAAACGGCGGTCTCGCAGGCTTCTGGAATTTGCAGGCAGGCACTACCGGCAGTCGTCGCGGCATGTCGGACTATTACACGCAAAACGCTTTCAACGATGGGCCATCCATGCAGGCCCATCACGTTGCCAATGCTGCCGCGCAAGGTGCGCCTGCAGGCGGCTCTACCCTTGTCGATAGCTTCCTTGAAAAGCTCTTAGCTCGCCTCCCCGCCGCGCTCGCCAGCGCCATCCTCACCGAATCCTAATGGACCCCTATATCGAGCACGGCAGCCCAAATCTAACGTTGCCAGACCAGCGTTTTGCCCAGCGCTCGCGCGAGCTCGACACCCTCGCAATCTCCTTCCAGAACGAGAGCGCGACTGTCTATCCCGTCGGCTCTATCCTCGCCGACTACCCCGGCATGCCCATCGTCGAACGGGAGCGAACCAAAGACGGCCCGGTCCATCTCTATCGCCTCCAGCTCGAAGGTATCGCCGACCCCGCTCAGCTCTATGTCGAGATTGACTACGGCGAGTCGTCGCCCGAAGAGGGCTTCGATGAAATCCGCCGCGCCATCATCACGCAGCAGCCATCGCATGCCTGGTTTGTGAAGGGCGCGCAACTGCGCAGCGAGTTGACGAATCTCGTGTTGCCCGGCTACGAAAACATGTACGTCGTGGACCGCGATGAGCATAAGCACCGCGCCGCAGGCTACTATCAGGTCGGGCTCGCGCTCAAAGGCATGCTTGGCACCAAGGTAGCCAAGCGCCGCATCAATACCAGCGGGCAGGCCGTGTCCTCCCGCGTGCCGGCCGGCGTCACCGGCGGCACGATCTACAGCGGGTATCCGCCTGTCGAGACCGGCACCGCCACCCTCGCCACAGTAGATGAGCAGCAGCTTGAGTACGACCTCGCTGGCATCTCCGTTTCCGACTCTATCCTGACCACGGTCGAGCCGCCGTATGTGATGATCGGCCAGTTCTGGAACCCCGACAATCCGCCAACCGTCGGCGGCATCAGTGTACTCGGCCAAGCCTACACCTATCACATTCCGTGGGGCTGGAAATGCACCGGACTGCAGTCTGAAAAACTGGTCGGCGCAGACATCTGGTTCGTCAATATCACCTGGGCTTATCAGCGCGCCACCACCCCGCGCGATGCCGATCCTGAACCGCCATGATCGCCGCCCGCCCGCCGCAGACCTATCGCTTGCGCAGCACGCGCGGGCTGGCGTCTTTGCGCGACCTCTGGCGGCTTATCACCTGGCTCGCCGATCGCACGGGTCAGGAGGTCAGTGCGGAAGGCGTCACCCGCATGCAGCAGACTAGCACGGGCGTCCTCCTAGTGTGGTCCGACTCCGGTCCCATCGGCCCGGATGGTGCCGAGGGCTTGCGCGGTCCTATTGGCCCCACCGGCGCCCCTGGCACGCCCGCGTCTGGCCCCGCTCCTGTCGGCCCCCCGGGTCCCGACGGTCCCACTGGCGGCAAGGGAGCCACCGGCAATCCCGGAGCCGATGGACTGCAAGGCGATCAGGGTGATGACTCCATCGTCGTCGGCGATCCCGGCGATCCCGGCGCCCCCGGCCCCGCTGGCCCGCGTGGTCCCGATGGCCCGACGGGCAGCCCCAACCCCGGCGCGGACGGCGATCCCGGCCCCACCGGCGAAACCGGCCCCTCTGGCATCAACACGTTTGGGGACGACGGCCCCACCGGCCCCGCCTGGCCGTTCGATCCCACCTATCAGACCTTCCCCCAGGGCGACGGCCCCACCGGCCCCACCGGCCCCACCGGCCCCGCTGGCGATCCCACAAAAACCGCCCTTCTTCCCACCACGCGCGGCATCGTCGCGCTGCACGCGCTCGAAGGCGAGGAAGCACTTTTCAAGGACGTCATCACCCTGCCCATCCCCGCCCACGGCAGCGCCAGCGCCGACGTCTGCCACATCTTCCGCCAGTGCTGCGAACCCGGCTCTTTTTTCGTCCAGTTCGCCCACCTCCCCGCCAGCCGCGCGTTGATTGGCACCAGCATCCGCACCACCGCCGGCCGTCTCTGCGTGGACGTCCGCCTCCATCCCGCCCCCCGCCGCGAAGTCCTCGCCACCCTCACCATCTGCGGCATCCGCAAAGGCTTCGCCACCGCCAAACTCATGCCCTGCACCCGCCAGCAAATGCAATCCAACAACCAATTTTACACCCGCGCCCATGCTCCGAGTTCGTAGTCCCGGCTTCAGCCGGTCCGGTTCCGGCCGTAAAATCCAGCGCCGGCGCGTAGCATGCACTCAGCGCTGTGGTCTGGGGGCGGTGGGCGGAGTCTTCGCCTTTGCGATTTTTAGCCGGTCAATTACTCCCTCCATTGTTACAGCGAGGGTGTCACCAGCGTTATTTTCCCATTTCCAAAGTGCGCGTGGAGAGACATCGAGGATGTTTGCCGCCTCGGCTTGCGTCAGGCCGAGGCGGGTGCGGTGCATTTTGAGCGCGGCTGCAAATGATAGGCGGTCGAGCGACATGTCAGTGACGCAGGCCGACGTGGGCTGGTGTGCAGGCAGGGGTGTTTTTTTCGGCATCCATTACCTCGGCCTGCGTGTAGGAGCTGCCGCATCCGTCACACTCATACATTTCGCGGGCGCAAAAGGTCAGGTGTTTGTTGCCGTCGTGGTTTTTTCCGCAGGTGACTGCGGTGGTGGGCGTGGTTGCGTTTTTCGGTGTGTTCATTGGTCTGTTTTTTGTGGGTTGTTACTGGCGGTTGCGGAGCTGGTATTGGCGGCCGGCGGCGGGGCACATCGGAGCATCCTCGATCCAGCCTTCGGACTGCGCCGCTTCGGCTTGCCCGTCTTCGGTTGCGGCGAAGCGGGACTGGAGTTCCTCGAGGACGCTATCAGCGCGCGAGTCGCTCATGTTGATCGGCATCTTGCCGAGGACCGCTTTGACGCCATGGCTCGCGTGGCTGCCGAGTCCGAGTTTGCGGGTGAGTTGGGTGATTTGTGCTTCGTTCTTCATGGGGTTGACATTCGCGCATTGTGCGAAGCGGCGCAAGAACTATTTTCGCACATTATGCGATTTGCGTCCCAGCTCCCTGCTCCCTGCTCCCTGCTCCCTGCTCCCTGCCCC